CCAATAAGCGAGGGTCTTCTCTACTCCACTCGCGTCAATCACCTCCTCTTGAGTGCGTAGGAAATCCAATGTGGTGTCCCACACTACACATTCCTGCGCCTCATTCGCGAAGGGCATCTCTATAACGTCTGTAGCATTTACAAGATACGTCATACGTCTCGTATAACGAAGTTTAATACCTTGTTTGACAATGACTTGGGTCCAATCCCCTGGGTCTTGATTCAAGACAATGTGATTACCTACTTCACGCCAAGTAGGTCTACTCACATTCACCCCTGAAATCGCTGCGCCATCGTCAAAAGTGTCCTGCATACTCATCGGGACGTAATTCTCATCCGACGAGAACGGTAGATTTGACGGTGTATTAGCAGGTGTTTGTCCTGGTCTAAGCCACCAGAGTCCTCTTATCTGAACACAATCAGGAGGTACAGCGTACCGTGTAATACCAAGTTGACCAGTATTATTCACTGAAGGTACTACATCGTAATAAATCTCCTTACCCAATATTGATTCATTATTACCACTAATCAACATTGAGATTTTAGTAATAGACGAATTGATTCTCAGGGCGAGCGCCTGCTCGGAGAATTGTTGATTTGTTCCAAGTAGAACTGGGCCTGTCTCCAAACCTGTAGTAGGGTCTACATTACTTGGTTGATAGCTAACCAAATTCCGCAGCACATACGCTTGAATCTCAGCTAGTGTCAATCGACCAAATTCATCAGGCACAACACTTACCTCGACGTCGAGATGAAAACATTCACAGAACCATTCTCGGCATTGTCAAGTGTGACTTGGAGATAATCAATTGGTTCTTCAATCAACAGTGAGCCACCTCCAGCTGCCACCGTGCCGAGGGTTATATAGTTCGTCCCTTGGTTAGTGGGGCTGCCGAGGATGGTCACAGTTGAATTGTTACCAATGACATAGATTCGGAAGGGGACCATGCGCGTCCCCACCGAACGTACGTCCAATTCTTTCGATACGGCGCCCGCCGTCGCGCCAATCAGTAGTTCGAGAGCCATTTATACCACCGTGGGATAGACCGTCACTCCATAGCTCGGTCGCCCGACGAGGAACCATTTGACCATTCCACCACCACCATCACTGCCAGTGCAATCAACCTGGAGGTTGGCAGTAGAGCCAAATCCAATGTTGATCTGGCCCGCCATACCGACATGCACCCCAAACGCATTATCAACCATCGCATCAGCGAGAGTACCATCAATGGCGAGTTGATAACCCTTAGCAAGAGCGTTGATATCGAGAGTGGCACAGAGATCGACCGCCGTAAGTGCAGTCCCTGCGGCATCTGTGGCTATCACCTTCAGTTTGGTAGCATTCGCTACGGCACCAATCGCCACGACTACGATACCATAAATGTCGGTGATGATAAACCCTGCCGGCGCGCCTCGATAACTGGCAGGATTTTGCAACTGAAATATCGTCTTACTCGCCGTTTGAGGCAACGGAATCGGCGGGGTCTCATAGATTTGAGACAACGAATTAATAGAGCTTGGTGGAAAATCAGGCACAACTTATCTCCTTATAGAACTATCCGAGAGGGTTGGAACCAATCCACCCTAGCCACCCATCCCACCCCTGACTGTATGCGAACGCCGCCTGAACCCAATTCGTCTCGGAATCTTCATCCTCGTAGGTTTTGATTTCGAGAGAACGACGGTCGTAGCCACGGATTTTGTTGTAGTTTTGGGTTGGGCCAATATACCAGTGGGTAAGGCTGGTGAGATAGACATTGACGACTATCTCTAGTCGACCCGCGATGACGTTCTTGGCACGATTGGCGGTGTCTGGCCGGTCAGGCGACTTGATGATTTCCTGAGCGTTGTACTCCTCTTCCGGTGGAACCATCAAGAACGCAGGGTCAACCTGGATACGACGTACACCTGTTTCGTCAAAGAATCGACGGTACTGAGTAAGTGCTTGGCGAAGACTCAACACTGAAAGAGTGGCTGGAGTGGCTATTGAACCACCCAACACATTCGACTGAGTCCCGGCACCGCGAGTATTGGGGTGGTTGGTCGCGAACAGCGCCACGCCATCATAGCCAATGGTCACAAAGCCGCTGTTCCATATCTCTGCGAACAACACTTCCTTCGTTTGCCGTCCCGAGAACCCCAAATCTCGTCCGCGTTCTTTGCCAAGATTGATCAACATATCGCGAATCGCCTGTTCACTAAAGCCAATTCGCAACTTGAAATCGTTGACCGTGTAACGGATAGATAGACCAGGCGTAAAAGCATCACTCGACGCTGGGACAAGTTCTGGCGTCTTAACGAAAAGCCCCACGCCAGCTGCGGTGAAATGTTCTTCGAACGCTTTACTGGTAGAGTCCCACTTACCCACCTTGGAATAAGTGGCCATCACTTCCTGAAAAGAGTTCATGGCAACGGATTTTATTCCAGGAAACAAAAGCCGTTGAAAATTAGCACGAGTGTTAGGCAACTTAATAACTCCTTATAGCGCCTGCGCCAGTTTGCAGATGATACGGGCGTACTGGCCGTATGCGTTGTCTGTTGGGCGATTGACGATGTCGACAGCGCGGAACTGAGTCCCTGCGCCCTGAGCGGTACCTAGTGACACTCGACTTTGTCGGAACAGAGATGAATAGAGAGCATCAACGAGATTGAACAAACCACCTTCATTCGCTGTCGCAAAGGTGTCGGTTTGCACTTCAAGGTCAACACGTGGGTCTTCCATGCCTTGAATTTGGCCCATATCTGTCTGAAGTAGAACTTCCTGAGAAACTGGTCCCTGGCCGTTCATGATCGATGTAATGGCAGCCAACTCAATCAGCGCTACAATCCCATACACACGATCATTTGGTCCTGCATGCATAGCATAACCATTCGCGTCGAGTGTATAAGGGTCGCCTGGCGCTAAGACAATCTCTGTCGCAGACGCCGTTTTGGGGCGCCCCGCCAACACAAGCCGGGGCCGAATTATTGGGGATTTGATACTATCTTGACCGACAATATGAAACCCATCATTGGAGAATATGTTTGCATAAGCCATTGCTTACTCGGTCTCCTCAAATGTTTTGAACTCCGCCGCCGGCATCACCACTGGGGCGCCCGCAACTCGGTCTGTTTTCCGTGAACTAATCTCCACTCCCATCTCTCCAAGAGATTTTCCCAACGTTCGTGGGATTTGAATGGATCTAACCGCCTCTTCGGCAGCTTCACGTTCATCGCGCCGCCACCTATCCGCCATGATTTGAGGCGTCTTCACTAAATGAAGATTACCTACTTGATGAGAAGTCGTCGTTGAACTAGTCAACGGATTCCCCGTCGCGTCGACAGTGGTCTTATGAAGACCAATTTCTTCGCGATCAACAAGTTTGAAACCACGGGTAAGATATTCATTTAAACGTGTTCCATCGACGTACTGGTAAAAAAAGCCTTCTTCACGTTCAGGGATTTCGAGAAGGTTACGGAACTCATGACGGTTGATATTGCTGTCATCAGCTGGGACAGCAAACACCTGCCCGCGTTTATCCATAATCTCAATGCACTTAACACCGCCAACTTCAATGGTTTTGGCATTGAGCCCGAATGTCACCGAGGCGGATGGAGTGTCTTTGGCTTTGTATTTCTCCTGGGGAGTCTGAACAGACGACTCTTCCCCCGTCAAATTACTGATAGATTCTTCAAGTGACATTATGCTGCCCTCCCATTTTTGACTTCATCCATGAAGTTCTTGACCCACTCTTTTTCAGGCACACCCATCTTTTTGGCCGTGGCGCGCGCGATGTTTTTCTCACGGGGCGACATCAAATTGTCAGGAATCGATGAAATAGTGTTGACTTTTGAATAATCATCGCCACCAGAACCTGTAGTGTTAGCTGACTGACGAATCGGGCGAACTTCTTTCACCCCTTTCTTGCCACCGTCTTTAGCAGCCGCTGCTCGTGCACGTACAACTCTAACCGTAGAAGCTGCTTGATAAAGACTATCAGGCACGTATCGTCCACCTGCTTGAGAGCGAGCAAAGGTGGCTTTGAGAGCATCAACAAAAGCAGGGTCTTCTAGGTCTTCCGTAAATTCTTCTAGAACATTCGCACGATCCTGCTCTTTCGCGGAACGTACCGAGTCACTATCCCGTACAAGAGTCGTAGTACGTTCACGTTCAGCTGTAATCTTGCGGTCCGCGATTTTCTCCGCAAGTTCAACCACCGCCTTGGCAGCCACCTTGGGGTCTTTGTTGGTGAGCTGTGCGACCAACTCATCCATGTCGAAGAGTGGTTCGTCGTCTTTTTTGGTAGTTGTTTGTTGAGTAGTAGCTCGCTTCAACTCCCCACGAAGATAGGTGATTTCAGTGTCTTTTTCAGTGAGACGATCTTGAAAGGCATCAAGGCGCGCCGCTAGCTCAGAGACACTTTCATCACCTTCACCAGCACCCTCATCACCACCTTCATCCTCACCACCCTCATCGTTTGTGTCTTCAAGCGCGGCACCCTCAGCATCAAGCTTGTCGAGTTCCGGAGTCTCTTCGGTTTCGATCTCGGTGTTTTCAACGTCTTCTTTAGCCATCTTCTTTAACTCCTCCTGCCGCCTTCAAAAGCGGGATATTAGATTCAAATTGACTTATCATCCTCACTGCGTGAGCAATGCCACTTGCCCATTTAACCTGCAACGCTATAGGCATTGATTCAGTGGCTGAAGTATTCAACGCCTCTTCAGCTGCGTCCATATAGAGACGTTGCATATAAGCAAGAATATGTTGCCAAACTGGGTTTTGTTTAAATAACTCAATCTGGTCCTTGAGTTCTCGTAACTCATTTATGCTAGGCTGCTTCTGCGCCACCACCTTCTACCCCCTCATCTTGAGTCCCGGCGACTGTATTATCGCCAGGCTGTTGACCTCCTGCTAACCCCGGTTGGATTCCCATTGTTTGCATTTGTTTAGACATCTCTAGCGCTTGGGCTTGCTGTTGCATACGTAGGAACTTCTCTATTTGCATTAGTTTTTGGGTCTTTTGGATATGGTCCATCACCAACGCTATAGATTTCTGACTCTTTGGTGTATCTGGATCAGTGAGATATTGTTGGTGTTTCATTAGATGGAGTTCATAGTTCTCACCAAGATGTGGCTCAACCACATTCCCATCAAACATCATCTTATTTTCAATGTTGGGTGGGGGAGATTGTTCAGGTATGTCAGGTCTGAAAAGTGGCACATGATTGTAATTCATAGACTTCGCCACCGCCTTCACCGCCTCGTAAATGGTTTCAGGCTTTACTATACCAAGCTGGATGAGCACTTGGTTGAGTAAAAGCTGTAACATATTCACACTTACATCTCTCACAAGCTGTTGGTTGATTTGGTCGAGATTCCCAGTGAGGCGAAGGAGAATCTTGCCATTCAACCTATCCATCTCGAACTTCTTAACCAACCTCAACCCATCGTCCCCCGCGACCTGATAGATTCTAGTTGACGGCGCAAATTGCTGATACAATCCAAGAATTCTGTAAAGCAGGCGTCTAAGGTTTCTGAGAAAACTTTTGACGATGAGTTCTGATCTAAGATCAATTGCGTTCGCCTGGCCAAGATATTCACTTGCTGATTGACGTTTAGAAACAAAACCTCCAGCTCCTGTTTCACCAAGACCTGATTGTTCGCCGCCATACTTTTTTACCAGAGCTTCGTCTTGATAGGACCACTGTGGGTTGGCGTTGTTGCGAGGGAAATTAATGCTAGAGGGGTCAGATGTTGGGTACATTTTGCCAGGCATTAGGTCATAGATGTCTTTATTAGCTCCTGCCAACGGCTTGTAAAACCCAAAAGGCATTACGACTAATGTAGCGCTATCAGTGCGGAGGTTATGTATGCCGTCGAGTTCAGCTTGAATATGACGAAGCCATTCAGCTAAGCCAATGTCAAATAATCTATTATCCCGTTCAATGAAACCAAACTTAATCATTGAACGTTCAGCGTCTTTGTTGAGAGCTTCTAGACGTTCAATACGTATGATCTCTCGGGCGCGCGGCACGCACCATACCGCTACTTGGATACTCGGCCGCAACAATCTACTAGCTTGACTATCGTTTTGATCTATCTCTTTCTTCCGTTGAATCCATCCTTCCCAACGGTAGACCTCGATAAATCTACGGGTGTAGTCGGTTCCTTGAGGGTCAGTAGACTGGGTGCCCTCCTCAGTGTCCTGAAGTTCCGTAATGTCCATTGGGACCACTTCAGGGGTTTTGGATGTAGCTTGTAAGAGAATTTTCTCGTTACGTTCTTCTCCTAAATCGTACCATTCACCATTCATGATACCTTCACGGTAGTCATGGATGGGGAGCCAGATTCTTAACCCGTTGAAAGGTAAATCCTTTAGGTCAGGTTTAGTGTTGATAAGTACGATGTCTTCTTTACTAGGGATGTCAATTTTGACTCCATTGAATACTGTCTCGACTTTCTCGACATCTGCACAGAGACGATTATTAGAGATACTAAATTCAATACGAACACTATCAGGCGTGGGTTCGTCAGGGTCTTTGACATCGACTTTATAGATTCCGGCGCCCGGAGATGACTTCACCTCGAAGTCTTTATTCGGAAACAACAACTCTAATGTTGTCTGAAGCTGATCCTCTATAGGTTTATTTGGGTCGAAAGCGAACTCTCTATATTCATAGAGTTCTTTACGTTCTTTGCTCCACTTCGGAATCGGAAAACAACATCCACCAATCACCGCCTGAGAGACAATTCTCTCAAGCATTTGCTCTAGGTGTACAGTCTCTTCGAGCTCCCATTGGAACCATGTGTTGTGATCGTTGAGAGCAGTTTGGTCAACTTCTTCATCAAGGCGTTCGAACTTACAAACCAACTCGCCACCAAGTAACGACTTTACAATCCGTGCTACCCATTGCTGAACTTGTACACTTGTGAAGGGTACACGAATGTTCGCCGCATCCTCATACGGAAATGACTTAGGATCAACAATACCTTCCCAATTCTTGATTAGTTCTGTCTGTCGTGTATACCACTCACCACTCGCCGCCGCGCCGTCATTGAAGTCACGAATGATACGCTCTATAAGTTCTAGAGACTCTTCGTCATCTAGTACTATAGATCGCCGCACCCGTTTACCACGCGCCATCAATGCACGTAGGAGTGCATCATTAATAGCTGGCGCAGTTGTAGTTGGTAGAGCTGCCATCAAATTAACCTAGAACACAGGCCACTGGATAGTACCATAGGGTGTGGGTTGCCCTGTAGGAGTTGCTGACGCTGTGGGTGTAGCTGTAGCCGTTGGGGTGGGTGTAGGTACACCTACATCACATATCCCTGCACTCGCCCACGCAGCGATTGGTGCGATTTGCCCACCACTCGCATTGTTGCCATATTGACCAGCATGACCACTCGCGCCTACCTGGGTGCTCGTCTCAATGACTGGCGTTATTTGCCCTTCATTTCTCCATGTGCAAGTGTT